TATTCAGTACAGAAGAATCATGCCAAGGATAATCGCTTACCATGGAATGATAATAAAGCACAGAAGTCTGCACAAGAGGCATTCCAAAGAATGTTTGAATTAAAGTGGACACCTCCAGGCCGTGGTCTTTGGGCATTTGGAACTCCCATGACAATGGAGAAGCGTAACTCTGCATCCCTTCAAAACTGTGCAATGGTTTCAACAAGAGACATTGATCGTAATGACCCTGGTGCATTATTTGCTTGGGTAATGGATGCATTAATGCTGGGTATTGGAGTTGGATTTGATACCCTTGGACAAGACAAGCAGATGTCTATCTATCCTCCTACTGAGCCAGTATCTATTTATGAAATTCCAGATACTCGTGAAGGATGGGTTGAATCAGTTCGTCTTTTGATCAATTCTTTTCTTCGTCAAAATCAATCTATTCAAGAGTTTAACTATGACCTTATCCGTCCTCTAGGAGCCCCTATTAAGGGCTTTGGAGGGGTTGCAAGCGGTCCAGCACCACTTATTGATCTCCATACACGCATTCGTAATGTAATTGGCTCTAGGGCTGGAGAACTCCTAGATAGCCGTGCAATTGTAGATATTGTTAATCTTATTGGTACCTGCGTAGTATCAGGTAATGTTCGTCGTTCTGCAACTCTTGCACTTGGAACATCAGAAGATGAAGGTTTTATTAATCTTAAGAATCCAGAAGTATTCCCAGAAAGAAATTCATATGATCCAGAAAAGCCAGGATGGGCTTGGATGTCAAACAATTCTATTTCAGCAAATGTTGGAACAAAATATGAAGACTATGTAGATTTAATTGCAGACAACGGTGAGCCAGGTTTTATTTGGCTAGATGTTGCTCGTAATTATGGCCGTCTTGCGGATGCTCCTGATTATAAGGACACTCGCATCATGGGCTTCAATCCTTGTGCGGAGCAGCCATTAGAGTCATACGAACTTTGTACACTTGTAGAGGTGCACTTAAACCGTCACGAATCTAAGGAGGACTTCCTCAAGACATTGAAGTTTGCATACCTTTATGGAAAGACTGTAACCTTAATGCCAACACACTGGCAACAGACAAATGGAATTATGCAACGTAATCGTCGCATCGGAACATCACTTACTGGTATTGCAGCATTTGCTGATGAAAATGGTTTACCAACAACTCGTGAGTGGATGGATGAAGGGTATAACAAAATCCGTCATTATGACCATAAGTATTCCGAATGGCTATGTGTTCGTGAATCGGTTCGTGTAACTACAGTCAAGCCTTCTGGATCTGTATCACTTCTTTCTGGAGCAACTCCTGGAGTTCACTGGGGACCTGGTGGAGAGTTCTATCTTCGTGCTATTCGTTTTGGAAATACAGATCCAATGATTCATTTATTTAAAGCAGCGGGGTACAAAATTGAAGACGATCTAGTATCAGCAAATACATCGGTAGTATATTTCCCAGTAGCATCTGGACATAAACGTGCTGAGAAGCAGGTAAGTTTATTTGAAAAGATTGGTTTGGCAGCAACTGCTCAAAAGTATTGGTCTGATAATGGAGTATCTGTAACCCTATCCTTTGACCTAGAAGAAGAAAAGAAGTTTATTGCTCCAGCACTAAATATGTATGAGGGTCAATTAAAGGCAGTATCTTTCCTTCCAATGGGTAATAAAACTTATCCACAGCAGCCATATACAGAGATTTCAAGAGAAGAATATAACTCATATGTTGGAACAATTGGTAAGATTGATTGGTCTGCAATCTATGACGGTAAAGATAATTTAGACGCTGAGTCTGAAAAATACTGCTCAACTGATGCTTGTGAGATTAAATTATACTAGGCTCTATCCTGCTATAATAAGGGTATAGGAGAATAATGTCCAGCCCATCAAACTTATATGCAGAAATGATTTTTAGTGAACACCCACTAGTTCTTTGGGCATTAGACGATAAACTTGATTACGTTAGCCTTATTTCAGAGGCTCAAAGAAATATTCTTACACTCTGGAATAAGACTGGATGTACACTTTCTGCAGGTACTGCATTAACTGGTGAACCATTTCCAGATAGTTATAATACAAAGGTTAGTTGTACCGTCCCAATTTCTCAGACAAATGAGGCAATATTAATAAGTCCAGATATTGTAAATTTTAAAGATCTAAATTTAAACCTTAAAACTTTTTGTATTGGAACACATTTTTATTCAAATAGTCCATATATTGAATCAGTCTCTATCGGATATGAATATACAGACACAACTACTTCTCAAATAATTCAAAACCTAAAAACCTTTAAAACGTCTTTGTTTCAACAGTGGAGTTTTATATCAGAGACCTTTGAGATACCAGATGAGACTACAACATTAAGACTAGTTATAAAAATTGTCACAATTGATGGAGGATCTACTTCAGCAGATTATGAGTTTTATTTTAATGGAATAACTCTTGGTCAGTGGTCTGAAGAGTTTAATGTTGCTTCTTTGGGAATTAGTTCACAGACTTTTCCAGAAAACATTAATATAACAACTGATAACAAAGTTGTTCCTGCAGCAGCCTATGGAATATCATCAGATACTGGATACTATCTTGTAAACAATAATTCACTTGTTGCAAAGAATACAGGAATTCCACTAGTCTTTGGTGCATCTGGAATTACAAAACTTGAACCAAACGGTGGAAGACCATCAGTTATTTTTCCTGGAAAAGGATTTTTACATGAAACAGGAAGATATAATAACTATACTGTTGAGTTTTGGGCAAGGATAAACTCGGAATCTATTACATCTAAAAAGATTTTTGGACCAATTGGAAGCAGTGATGGACTATATGTAGAAGATGGATTTTTAACCTTACTAATTGGTGACAACTTTAGTTCTCATTTTGTATCTGAATGGTTTAGACCAATGCTAATACATATTGCGGTAGTTAATAATAATGCAACGGTTATGATAAACGGAGAACAAGTTATTTCTTTAGATTTTGATACTGCATTTATAAACCTTGCAGATGGAATTGACGAAGACTGGGTTGGTTTCTATTCCTATGAAGATGTTACACCTGTTGAGATTGATTGTTTTGCTATTTACTCTTACCGTGTTCCAGACGTAGTTGCAAAAAGACGATGGGTTTATGGTCAGGGAGTTGGATCATCAGAGGCAATTGATTCTGCATATGGAGGAACGTCTGCTGTAATTGACTATACGTTTGCAGACTATACATCAAACTATAATTATCCAAGTTTTGCACAATGGCAACAAGGAAGTTTTGATAACCTATCTACTACAGAAAAATATTTAAAGACACCAGACTACACACTTCCAACAATCTTCACTGGAACAAAAACATTACAGGACCTATACGATGATTCAAACTCTTTGTTTGATAATCTTACTAGCGGAAACATCGGAACTGATGCTAGATTTATATCTCTTAATCCTGATTCAACTTGGGATAACCAAGGAGCATACTTATACTTCACAAACTTTAATGTTTTAAATGACCAGGTTGCATCTCTTTATGGAGTTTTTGAAGTAGGGTATCAAGGAAGCGGAACTGCCCAAGAAGAAAAGATATTGTTTAAAGTTTATAGCCCAAGTACTGGAAACTACTTTATTGTTAAGGTTGATGGTCTTGAAGTTGTATATTCTTTAAATTATGGGGGAACCGAAGAAGAAATTTACCGAACACAAAGTATTAGTCTAGACGAACCATTTGCTGCAGGATTTGAAATTGAGTCCCTTGTTAATTCAACTGGTGGAAACCTTTCAACGTTTTTTGGCAATCAAAATTCATTAAGTCTTTATGTTGGTGGAGACGATCAAGGAAATAACACCTTTGATGGATATATCTATTCTGTTGGATTTTCAACAAAATCAAACTTAAATGGAATCTATAATCTTTTTAATTCGTATGGACTTTTAGTTAGCGACAATGATCCAACACTAAATAGAATTATAAATGGAGGATTATACAATGAAGAAGCAGACTTAATTGATGCGGGATTATATAATACTCAGGTTTGGGCTTCTGTTTATGATGGTGGAACGACAAAACTAAGTGCAATAACTCTTTTAGAGCATATGGCAAGTTATACACTGCTGCCAACATTTTCATATAATCAACTATTTTTAGATATTGGTATTTCTGGACACTGGGAAGATTATTTGCCACTATCATATTTTGGACAATACGTTCAAAGTGATTCTGGAAATTCTTTTTATGATCTTGACTTTTTGCAGTTTAACTTAGGCTACCCATCACCAGATACATTATTGGAATCAACAAGGGGACAAGAACTAACCTATCAAGATTTAATGAATAACTACGATACTCCAGTAAGAAGAACATACACCCAACTGCAAAATGTATTATTCACTGGATGGTACAACTATCTTGATATGCTAGAAAACTCTCTAACATACTATGAATATAATACTGAAAATGCATCAATTAGAAGTTATCTAACTTTTCAATATGTAGATGAAGGAGCAAATGCTCCATCAAGTTATTTTACAGAAACCGTTTCTCCACAAGAAAACTCTGTAGTTGATGTATCCCACTACCCATCTTGGCAAAAAACAAAGTTTGAAATTATTGATAATACATTAGTCTATCCAAGAAAAGATATAGATTTTAACGAACTTGCAGTTGTTTACAGTGTTGACTTTGTTGTTCGTGGAATAATTAAAAAGCCAGTAATTTTAAAGAAATTAGAAATTGCTTCCCAGGCTCTTAATGATAATTCATTTAATCCAATTGGAACAAAGTTTGGATCTAACCTTTTCCCATACAAGAGGTCTGGCTTATATTATGACTATAAAGCAAAAAATCCATTTAGTATTTATAAGGCAAGCACTCCATATTTATACACAAACCGAACATCTGGAATTCAAGTTCGTGGAGACTTTGACTTAAATGAAGATCGTGGTATTTCCATGCCAGTAAATCAGTCTGTTGCAGAAAACTACAGAGTAAGTGCATTTCAGTCATGGATTAAGTATGAGCAAAGAGCCTTTCCACTAACACCAATAGCGCTGTTTGAAGTTGAACATAAAAATAATACAATCGTTTTTTATGTTGTTGCAAATGATAGCTTTGGAAAAAGAGGGGTTATTTATGCAAAAAATAAAAAAGATAACTCAAATTTTGATGAGATTAAATACTTTATAAATGGAAAGCCTGTTCGTGAACCAGTATTGACGGTTAAAGAATGGTCTATTCTAGGAATTAACTTTATAACAGCGTTAAACTTTGACCTATTCTTAGGGTCTGTAAATTTAAAGGGTCCAGCAATATTCAACAACATCTCATACTATCAGGCTAATAATCTACAGCAGTTACAGTCAAAGGTAAGTAGATCTTGGAATCAGGTAAGGCAGAGTGGCGCTATTGACTACGACTGGTCATACTGGTTAAACAACTATACTTGGGATGGAGTAATGTCCATATCATCTTCCCCTCTATACGGAGTAAACTCACAAGACGTATACAATAACTATATGGGTACTAATAAGATTATCATTGATGATGAATCAGGCATGATTTTTGATGCAGATAAGATGAAAATATACAATGACACCACATGGTCAATATCTGTTGGCTCACCAGTGTAATCTGGTATACTTGTGGTTATGGATTCTTTAATTAACCCAAAAACTGGCAAGCCAATTGTTGAAAATGTACGCCGTAAGGTCATTGACAAGCATTATGACTGGGGCCTATACGTATATAAGAAGTCAAATGGAAAGTGGTTTACTGACGGAACTGGTTCTGTATTAAACATCCCCGCTCAAAAAGGTGACATATCAAAAATTGCAGAACTTAAAAGGGCTGCAGTGTTTAATGGTGATGATGGAGAAGGTACAGCGCATTTTGTTCCTGGACTAACCAGAGTATCTGAAGAAGAATATTCAGAACAAAAAGATAGAATGAGACAAGGTTTAATTCCAAATGTTAATGATCTAGGCGCAATTGCCGATGCACAAAAAACATTAAACACACACGGAAGGGATGCGTACGAAAGTGACTGATGATGATGATAACTTCCAGTATGTTAGAGCAAGTTTAAATACTCAAGAGCAAGAAGAAAATAAGTTTAATTCAAGTGACCCATTTAATAAAAACTGGGAAGAGTTACAAAAATACTCTGGGCTAGATCAAAACTTTCGTCGTCGTGTAGCAAGACAAGTAAGCAAAGCAATAACACCAACTGAAGCATACCTAGACTCTGCAAATGCAACTCCGTCTGGAGTAGATGCTGGATCAAAGGCTCTTAATCCTGGAACGGTATACAGAAATGGATACGGTCTATTTGACGTAATCACTCCACCATATAATATGTATGAACTTGCAAACTTCTATGATACTTCTTTTGCTAACCATGCTGCAATCGATGCAAAGGTAGAGAACATTGTTGGACTTGGATATCGTTTTGACATTGCAGATAGAACTGCTCTTAGACTAGAAATGTCAGAAGATGAATCAGCAACTGACAGAGCAAGAAATAGAATTGAAAGAGCAAAGATTGAGTTACGTGACTGGCTAGAAAACCTTAATGACGATGATAGTTTTACAAAGATTATGGAAAAGGTTTACACAGATGTTGAAGCAACTGGAAATGGATTTATTGAAGTTGGAAGAACAATCAAGGGCGAGATTGGCTACATTGGACACATCCCAGCAACCACTGTTCGTGTTCGTAGACTTAATGATGGCTACCTTCAGATTATTGGACAAGCAGTTGTTTACTTTAGAAATTTTGGGGCTAACAATCCAAACCCAGTAACAGCGGATAGTCGTGCAAATGAGATTATTCATATCAAGTCTTATTCTCCGCTAAACACATATTATGGTATTCCAGATATTGTATCTGCAATGCCATCTCTAATCGGAGATCAACTTGCTTCAAGATACAATATTGATTACTTTGAAAACAAAGCAGTCCCACGATATATTATTACGCTTAAGGGTGCAAAGTTATCTGGAGACGCAGAAGATAAGATGTTTAGATTCCTTCAGACTGGATTAAAGTCTCAGTCACACAGAACTCTTTATATTCCACTTCCTGGAGATACAGATCAAAACAAGGTTGAGTTTAAGATGGAGCCAATTGAAAACGGTATCCAAGATGGATCATTTAAGGAGTATCGTAAGCAAAATCGTGATGATATCTTAATTGCTCACCAAGTACCTATTTCAAAACTAGGTGGATCAGAGTCTGGACTTGCAGCAGCACTTTCTCAGGATAGAACATTTAAGGAGCAGGTTGCACGACCTGCCCAACATCATCTTGAGAAGGTAGTCAATAAGATTATTAAGGAAAAGACAGATGTTCTTGAACTTAAGTTTAACGAACTAACCCTTACTGATGAAATCGCACAATCTCAAATTCTTGAAAGATACGTTAAGACTCAGGTAATGACTCCTAATGAGGCTCGTGAGGCACTTGATTTGCCACAGAGAAAAGATGGAGATGTTCCATTTGTTATGACTCCAAGACAGGCAACAGATGCTAGAGCAAATCTTGCTGGTAATCGCCAAAGGGATGCAGAAAGAACAAATAGCCAATCAGATGGTGCTGCAACTCTTGATGGACGCAATCCACAGGGAGAGGGAAGAGCATCTCAATAATTGAGAAATCTCTTAAAACATTTGGTATAATGGATAACGATATGTTAATCAATAAAGCACACTGGACAACAGACAAGAATAGCGTCCGTCTGTCAATGCCTATTGGCAAGGTAGATGTAGAACGCCGAATGGTCTCTGGCTTTGCAACTCTTGACAATATTGATAAGCAAGATGATATTGTTACAACTGAGGCAAGTCTTCAGGCATTTAAAAATTTCCGTGGCAATCTAAGAGAAATGCACCAACCATCAGCGGTAGGAAAGATTGTCTCATTTAAAGAAGATAAGTATTTTGACCCTAATTCAAAGAAATTTTATAGCGGAGTTTATGTATCTGCATACGTTTCAAAGGGTGCACAAGATGCCTGGGAAAAAGTCCTAGATGGCACATATAGTGGTTTTTCTATTGGTGGAAATATTAAGTCTTGGGATGATGCATATAATGCAGACATGGACAAGGCAATTCGCATTATCAAGGATTATGATCTTTACGAACTATCTCTTGTAGATAGCCCAGCAAACCAGTTTGCAAGCATTATCTCTGTTGAAAAGGTTAATGGACAGAATGTTATTTCTGGAGCATCAGTAGATGCAGTAATTGAAAATGTTTTTTACGATTCTGAAAACGGTATTGTATTAGTATCTGACTCAGAAACAGCAGAAAGCCCAGTCAGTGGCAAGAACATGGAAAACATTGGTTTCGTAGAAAAAAGCGATAGCGAAAAAGCAAACATGATAAAGTTCTTAGTTGATAGTGCTAAAGGCATTAGTACAATTAAGATTACCAAGGAGGTAAATAAAATGACAGAAGCGACAGAAGCAGTATTAGATGCTGTAGTTGAAAATGTTGAAATTACTCCAGAGGCACAGCCAGCAGAAGTAGAAACTCCTGCAGTCGTTGAAGCAGCAGCAACAGATACTGTTGTTGAAAAGTCAGACGATGGTGGTGCAGTTCCTTCTGCTCCCGTAGTAGAAGAAGAGAGCGTTGCTCCAGCAGTTGAAGCCGAACTTGCTGTAGCAAAGTCAGATGAGTCAGTTGCAGATGCAATTGCTGAAATCAAGAACTCTCTTACTAATGCCTTTGGCGATCTCGCTACAACCATTAAGTCTCTTAATGAGCAGGTTGCAGCACTTAACAAGTCCGTTGACGATGTGTCTACAGAAGTAACACAGGTCAAGGGTCAGTTCAATGAGTTTGGAAAGAGAGTAGATGCCGTTGAGCAAGATACCGCTTTCCGCAAGTCTGGCGATCTAGGCGAGATCGTGCAGTTTGAGCCTGTAAAGGTTCAGAAATCCCTATGGGGCGGACGTTTCCTCAAAAATTCCGACCTATTTAATTAACAATATATTCACTAGGAGGTGAAATAATGTCAGAACAAGATAAAGATATAGCCAAGAACTATCCAGGTTCAGGTGGCTCAGGAGCAGAAATTAACTCCCAGGGTGCACTCGTATCAGGTGGTGTTGGTAGTGCTACAGGTTTAGACTCAGCAGCAGCGTCTGTTGGATCACAACTCGGTAACACAGCAACAGCAAACTTCGGTGTAACAACTGGAGCAAATGCTGTTAACCCAACTGGGGCAGCAGGAGGTATTCTTGCACCAGAACAGGCTCGTCGCTTCATCGACTACGTGTGGGATGCAACAGTACTCGCCAAGGATGGTCGTAGAGTTACAATGAGAGCGAACACAATGGAAATCGAAAAGGTTAACGTTGGAGAGCGTGTCATTCGTGCAGCAGCGCAGGGTAGTCCAAACTACACAAACGCTGGTGCAACATTCACAAAGGTAGAACTTACTACAAAGAAGATTCGTCTTGATTGGGAAGTTTCTACAGAATCACTAGAAGACAATATTGAAGGTGGAGCACTTGAAGATCATCTAGTTCGCTTGATGACAAATGCATTCGCAAATGATATTGAAGATCTTGCTATCAATGGTGATGGCGCAACAGGTGATTTCCTTTCAATCATGAACGGTTTCGTAAAGCAGACTACAAATTCTGTATACACAGGTGGACAGTATGTAAACGATGCTCATGAGTCAGTTGTTACTGTTTCTAATGATGCTTGGACACCAACTGTCATGCAGAACATTATTCTTGCAATGCCACGTAAGTATCGTGCAGTTAAGTCGAACCTAAAGTTCTACGCTGGTACAGATGCTTTCCAGGGGATCGTTTCAAACAACGGTACACTAGGCGATGCAATCGCAGAAGCATTTGCTGGTCGCCCAGCAGGTACACCTGCAAACCGTCAAGATTACCTTGATGGAAACGCACAGACAATTGGTAATGCACGTACAACTCGTGTATTAGGAATTGATGTAATGGAAGTTCCTTACTACCCAGATGGTTTCGTCGACTTGACATTCCCATCAAACCGTGTATGGGGATTCCAGCGTGATATTACTGTAAACCGTGAATACAAGCCAAAGAAGGACACAATTGAATACACAGTATTCGTCCGCTTTGGTATTCAATGGGAAGAACTAGATGCAGTTGCTTATGCAGATGCAAACTCTACTTCTGAGTAATACTCATAAATAATTGAATGAGGAGGGCGGTGTAACAACTGCCCTCCTTCTTCACATTCTGGTATAATAACATAGGAGGATACAATTATGACAATTGAAGAATTAGTTACAAAAACAGTTTTTGAGTTAAAGTCCTATGCCAAAAAGAATAATATTAATCTAGATGGGGCAACAACAAAAATGCAGATATTGGAAACAATAGGCAGTTTTATTCCAGACCCAAACAAAGAAGTTGTTGAACCAAATAAAACAAGTGAAAAGATTGCAATATATTCAACTAAAAGTTTACATTGGGTAAAGGTTGGCCAACTAACCCCAGGTTATAATATTGTAACTAAAGAAGCATCAGAAAAATGGCTAACACGTAAGCAGGTCCGCATTGCGACACCTGAAGAATTAGCGAGTTA